CTGCTGATTTTTCGATCTCTAATTTGATCCCAGACTGCGTCTTCTGAAAGATTTTTATTTTTCTCTTCTAAGGATAATTTATCTTGTAATCTGGAAACAATGTCGTATCCCATAGAGTCAATCGCTATGGTTGATTCTAAAGTTAAGTACTTTGTCTCATCAATTTGTTCTAATAAATTTTCTAATGATAGATTCATACACATCGTTTTTTAGTTTAATACAAACTTAAATCAATTTTTTAGATTTGCAATCTGATTATGAATTTTTATATTATGTCTTCATGGTTAGTATATCTTCAAACAGTTCTATTAAGTTTTTGATTACCATAATAGCTTATATTGAAATGGGCTTTTAAACATCTACGTATTTGTTATGAGTATCGTATAATCAATGTATGATGTGTATATATTGCTTTGTATAATTAGGTTAAGTGTTAAAAAATTGTTTGTTGCATTCTCATTAACAATAAAATAGAGGTCTAATAAACTACAATTATTATTTTTACCGCAAAAACAGATTGTTAGGTTATGAAAAAGAAACTTTTAGATGCGTTGAAAACGAAATTTGTCGGTATAGACGAAGTGATTCTGGAAAGGATTGCGGAAAAAAAAGCGGAAGGGGTAACGGATGAAGCGAAGATTACGACCATTGTGGACGGCATCACTCTTCAAGACGTAGTGAAATCCTATGGTGATTACCGGGCTAATGAAGCTGCCAAATCTTCTGTAAGTAATTACGAAGAAAAGCACGGATTGAAGGACGGGAAACCCATAACAACAACTGGCGAAGACGAAGAAAAAGGTAAAGGAGGGAAGAAAACCTATGCCGCAGAGGAACTGGATAGTTATTTCAGCTCGAAACTGGAAGAAAAATGGAAACCTTATCAGCAGGAGATTGATAACTATAAAGCCGAAAAAGCAAAAACGGAACGTCAGGCACTCATAACCAGCAAGGCTAAAGAACTGGGTTTAACAGATGATGACATGGAATTTGTAACTGTTCCAGAAGACAAAGATGTTTCTGAGTTTCTGACCGGTTATAAACAATCTTTGATCAATCGTGGATTAAAGCCAGCAGAGTCCGAAGGGGCACAGGTCGGAGACGAACAGGTTCAGAATGCAGTTGCTGATGATTGGTTGGGAAGTCTCACTGTTTCCCAGTAGTTTAACATTTAATTAATTGACAAGATGAAGTTTAGGAAAAAGTTCTTTGGTGGCACGCGACCTATTTATACGGGTTCCCCTGCTATTGGTGTTGTTGGTGGCTTCACTTTGGATAAGTCAAAGATTAACATTCCTGTTGGTGCAATTATTCCGGCTGGTTCTCTTGCGCAGTATGATGAGGCTACCCGTAAATCGGTAGTTTTGAAAGCTTCGCGCGTAATGGCAATAGATGTTAGTGACGCAAAGAAAATCTCTTTGGAGTCAAATGAGTTTGTCACTCCGATTTTCGTTGTAGGAGACAGCGTATTAGCGAATGAAGCAACAGGTGATTTTGAAAATGCACCTACGATTGTCAAGGTTACAGATGATTCTAAGGGTTTTGTTATTGAATTGTCTGCTGCTATTGAAGGTTTGAAAGTCGGAGATGCTTTGTTTCAAGTTGTTGCCGGTGTTGCAGAAAGCGAAGGTAAAGCTCCGGCTGTATTTCTTACAGATGCTCCACAGGGATTATCTGTGAAGTCCGGTAATCCTTTGGGAACGGAAGTGTTGCCAGATGAAACGACCCTTGATGTTTCTGTTGACTCAAAGAACGGGATGTACTACGAACGTCGTATTCCACCTATTCCAGCCAGTCTCAAAAATGGTATTCTTTTGAAAACCAATTCGAATATCAAGTTTACACAATCCTTCTAAATGAGACAAATAGATGAAATCAATTTTTTCAACATTTAAGGTAAATGACGCAAAAACAGGCAAACCGATTGATCTGATCGGAACTATGCAAATTGCGTTTGATAAAGCTTCCCTTTCTCAAAAAACGATGTGGGAAGAAATGTATGTAGATAAGTGGTTTGATTACAGACCTCCGCAGTTAGGTTTAACCGCAGAAGGTATCATGGGTAAATACCATGTTCGTATTCGAGCATCTATTATCGGTAATAATGCTGATACTCCGCTTCGTCCGGGTAGAGGCTTTGAACTTTGGTCGGGTAAAATTCCACGCATGGGGCATAAGTTTATGACGGATGCAGATACCTTGCGCACTCTGTTACAGGTGTATGAAAACAACCGTATCAATCCGGTACAGAAGCTGAATGAAATCAAGAAATGCATGTTTGGTGATTACAAAGATGCTTATTTGGGTTGTAAGGATGTTGTGGATGAAATCATTTTGAAAGCTCTGTCTAATGGTGGTGTTGCCATCTTTGACCCTGCGATTGACAATCCGGACGGCATCAAATATATGGTTGAATATGATATGCCTATAGAGAACAAAAAACTGGTTAAAACTGGTGAAGAATGGACTGAGGCTAATATCAACAATACTTCTATTGACGCGGCTTCTTTGTTTCAAAAGATTATCTATGATTACCTGCAGAAAGGTATTGTATTTGATAAAATTTTGATGGCTCCAGATATTAAGTATTGGATGATGCGCAGTATCGGTTTGCGTACAGGGTATCTGGGGAAGGACAAAAATACTCGTTCTTTGACGGAAGATGAGTTTTCTGCTTATTTGAAGTCAATGAAAATACCGACCATCGAGGAAATCAATCGTAGAACTGCATATCAGAAAGACGGTAAACCTACCAACATTAATCCGTGGAATGACAACGTTATTTCTTTCATTCCTAAAACGGAAGGTGGTAAGTTGGGTGAAGTTCAACCTGCATTCGAAGATAATGCAATTCTTCCGGACCCGAATGTGCAGTATACTGATGCAGGAGAAGGCATTCGTATTGCGAAATGGACAACCGGTGAATCAACTGGTGATCAAGCTGCAGAATGGACCCAAGGCACATGGCGTGCTGTTCCTATCATTTCTTGTATCAATGGCGTTGTGAATTTGCAGGTTAGAAATCTTGACAAACCTTTTGCCGAAGATGCAACGGTTCTGGATTATAGTCCAGTTAGTGAATTACCAATGGTATAACAAAGTTGTGTTATGAAGATTGTTGCTATCAAACGATTTACTGATAAAATGACAAAAGAGGTCTATGCACCAGGCGACGTGATTTCTCATTTTTCAGATGAACGTGTAAATGTTGCAGTTGAAAAAGGTCTGGCTTTAATTGTTGTGGATAAAGACACTTCTCGTGTTACCAAAGAATCTGTAGATACTGATATTGATAAACAGTATTTACAAGTTAAAGACGGAAATATTGTTACAGCACAGCCTGAAAAGTCTGAAATATCAAATCAGACAGTTAAAGACATTGTCGTTCAGGCTACTGAGGTTGAAGATGCAGGACAAACAGTAAAGGCAGCTACTCCGGGGCAACCGGGAAAAAGAGAAGTTGATGCTACCTTGACAGATATTGATATGAGTCTGCAATGGCAAAAGGTTATTGCTCTCATTAAGGTGTTTGGCGATGTGGAGAAGTTGAAGGGGTATCTGGAGGCAGAGAATGCAGCCGATAAGCCCCGGGTATCTGTTATTGCTGCATTGGAAGGCCGTATTTCAGAACTTTCAAACAAAGGAGAATAAGGCTGTATGAAAAATTCGGAAGTGTTCATAGCGAAATGTTTGCATTACAATCCGACTTCGGTTATTGTGTGTGATGCCCTTGATGATGTAGGTTTAAAACCTGATGATGAATGTAAGGACAAACGTGTTGTGGTAAAAGCTGTTTTAGGTTATCTGTCGGGTGTTCTTTCTTTGGCTTCAGAGAAAGAAGTTGATTGTTCGAATACTTATGACCGTGAGGGATTAGAAACGTACATCAAAATGTTATGTAAACAGTTCAACTATGACGCTTCCATTTTTTTAAGTGATAATTCAACTGAAATTGAGGACGGTTCAGACCGTTGGTAATATGTGGTATAATGACAAAATAGAGTTATTTGTAGACAGCTCTGGCACTGGTCATGATGAGAATTTTAATCCGGTTATTCCGGGAAAAGTTCCGGTTGATTTAGGCTGGTGCAAGATACATGGTAATCCGACAGCCAAAAAGGTTCGGTCTGCAGACGGCGAAGATTACGTTTATAGCTATCAGGTTGTCATTGAAGCCATACCTTCTATTTTCCCGAAATTGGGTGATAAGGTCCGAATAACAAAATCAGACGGTAGTATTTCCGGTTTGGAAATGAATGTTGTCGGCTTTGGTACGATGAAAGGAAAAGCAAGCGTTTTATTATGAAGTTTCAGCGAACGGGAGATTGGAAGAATGTGCCGTTGATTTTGGAAAGGCAATTAAAACGTGTTGAAGAATCTATCGTATTCAACTTTTTGGTCATTGGTGAAAACTGTGTAATTCATGCGCGTGATAATGGTGAGTATAAAGACCAGACAGGCAATCTAAGAAATTCTATTGGCTATGTGATTGCTTATGAAGGGGAAATCTTAGAATGGGGCTTTAAATTTTCTTCTGGAATATCAAATAAAGGGGAATTTTTAGCTAAGTATAAGATAAATGAAATGCTTATTGGTGATACGGGGTATTCTTTGGTCATTGTGGCTGGCATGAATTACGCTAGAAAGGTAGAGGACAGAGGCAAAAATGTTTTGTCTGCAACCGAAGGTTATCTGAAAAAAGAGGTGAGAGCTAAGATGAAACGTATTCTTTCTAAAGCAGGGTTCAAATGAGAGGACAGGAAGCGATAACGATAATATGCAAGATGCTGGCGGCCGCTAATTTGGGCGTCCATATTTTCAAGAATAACCGGGAAACAAATTTTTCAGGTGTAGAATATATCGTGGTTAATCATCTTCCTTTTCCGCAAGAGCCCGGTTTACAAGAAGGCTATGCGAACATTAATATTCACGTCAAAGATGCCGGTACCGGCGAACCTGACAGTGGGCGTATTAATGAGATTTCGGAGAGCGTATTGCCTTTATTTGAAGAGACAGAAGATGCAGAAGGGAATGTTTATACGGAACGTTCTGGTGCCGAATTCTCCCTTTATGATGACTCTTTTTCGGATGATGATGATGGAACTCATTATCAGAATTTTAAAATTAAAGTGGTTTATATCAATTAAATAATTAATAATTATGGCAGGTACAGCAGTTTATGGCATTGATTATTTAAAACTTGCTCCAGCAATTGAATCAGGAGAGAACGCTGGTTCCTATCCTGAATTTGAGACAGTTTCAACAAAATTCAATGTTAAAGCTATCGTAAAAGACTCATTTCAATTCAATGATTCTGCTCCAGGAACAAACGATATTGAAGTTGAGGACATGGATGAGTATTATGCAAGTTTGCAGTCTGATCCAGGACAAAAAGGATTTACCCTGCAAACTTACGACATGGGGAGTGATGCGTATAAATATCTTACCGGGTATGCGCAGAATGATGACTGGATGGAAGAAACACCAGGTTTTGAATTACCAAATCAAGCTGTAGAACTGAAGACTAAAAGCCTTAAAGGTTTTCCAGCAAAGGTCTTTCAATGGGCACGAATGAAAATGACAGTAACCCGTACGGGTACTATAGGAAAGTCAGGATTTCCGAATTTCAATTTGGAATTTAAACAACTCGCCAACTTGAATAAAGATGGAAAAGAAATCAGTGGAGCACGAAATAAGGATTATACTGCTCCGGAGGATGATTCTGTGTGAAGATTGTAAAATGATTATTCGTAGTCGTGTGGTAATATAATGTTGTATTTGCCCCGGTCAATACGGGCCGGGGCTTTTAATTTTAGTGAAGATGAATAAAGTAGAAAACGAGAACATCCAGGAACGTACGGTAGAAGCTTTTGCTGAACGACCTATGATTGTGTTTTTGGGTTGTATTCCATTTGTTATAAGACCGATCACTCTTACTCAAATTTGGGAAATTGGTAATATTGTTAAGGATATGGTCCCAATTGAAAAAGAGAAGGTTGAAAATATAATAAGCGATGTTGCAGCTGTTCTTTCCTACTCCAAGGAGGGGATAAACATAGCAAATATCATTGTCCTATTCATGTTTCGTAGTACATGGATGCGCTGGTTGTTTGGAAACTATGTGAAGAAAAGGTTAACCGTCAAGAAGCACAAGAAAATACAGAATTTCATGGCACGTTCTATGGACCCGGCTTTTTTTTTAAGTACTATCATTTTCCTAAGAGGGATAACAGAACTGACAAAACCGACGAATACAGCCGAAGCGATAGTCCCTGGTCCATAGTCAGTGGAGTAATGAAGTATTATCGGATGAGTTATGTTGAAGTTACTCAAAAGAGATCATACTTGACCATTCAGTTATTGAATGCTGCTATACCTGGTTCAAAACCGGTAAAAAGGGATGAGGATAATGTAGAGAAAGTACCAGAGAAAGAAATGCATGCAAATGAATATTTCACCCAATTTATGTAATGTATGGATACCCAGGGAACTATAGGCATTAAAGCCACATTGGATATTTCTGAAATGCAACGGAACGTTCAGAAATATGTCCGAAATATAAATATGATGCAAGATCATACGGACGTTGCCAGCCAGTCCGTAGCTAAGTCTTTTTCCCGGATGCAAGCTGCCGGAGCTGCATTCCTTTCGCTTGATATGGCGCAAAGATTAACATCGGAGTTGGTTTCGGTTTATGGAACTTTTCAGCAACTGGAAATAAAGTTCACTTCCATGTTACATAGTGGGGAGAAAGCAAAAAAATTGATGGGTGAACTTGTTGATTTTTCAGCTAATACACCATTTGATTTGAAAGGTGTTTCACAATCTGCTACACAACTTGTTGCTTACGGAACCGCAGCCGATGATGTTATAGACCGTCTTACTCGTTTGGGGAATATTGCTGCCGGATTAAGTCAGCCAATAGGTGATTTGGTTTATCTTTATGGAACCAGCATGACGCAAGGTCGATTAATGACTGAAGATTTGAACCAGTTTGCTGGGCGTGGTGTGCCAATTTTCTCTGAACTTGCCAAAGTGATGGGAGTAAATAAGGAAGAAATTAAAGATTTGGCATCCGAAGGCAAAATTAGTTTTTCCTATCTTGAACAGGTTGTCGAAAATCTTACGAACAAAGGTGGAATGTTCTATAATCTCATGGAAGAACAATCTAAATCCGTTACAGGTAAAATATCCAATCTGGGTGATACTATTGATACAATATTTAATGACCTTGGCAAATCTAATGACGTATTTATCAACGGTGCTTTGGATGGTGCAAACTATTTGGCAGAACACTATAAAGAGGTCGGTTCTGCTCTTGGCGTCCTTATTAGTTTGTATGGCGTTCATAAAACGGCTCTGATTGCTCATGCTGCTGCATATAAAGCCGCAGGAACGGCAGAAAGAGCCGCTATGATAAAAGCAGAAGCTGAAGCGTTGAAGGGGCTTGAAACCGAAGAATTAAAGGCAAAACTTACAAAACAGGGATTGAAGGTTGGTTCTGACGATTATGTTGCTGCATTGAAATCAGAAATAGTAGCTGAAAAGGAACGGCAAACTCAAATTGCTACAACTGCAAATGCAGAGTTGGCGGTTGTGAAGGATAGGCTTGTTTTGGCTGAACAGACGAAAGCCCAGGCTTTACAGAATGTGCAACAGAAAAAAGAAGAACTTGCAGCCGTGATATCGCAGACACAAGCTGAAAAAACGGCTTCCCTGGAAAAGAAAATGTCACTGGAAAGTGAAAAACAAAGTAGGGTTGCCCTTCGTGTAGTAAAATTGCAGGAAGAAAAAGACTCTGCTATTGCCGAAGCCCGACATATGAAAGAAATTTCCGCAAGTGAGGAAAAAATTTCCGCTAAGAATAGGGAAATTGCCAAAATATCGGAAAAAATTGCAGCGGCTAAAGCCGAAGAGATTCAGCATTCTCGGAATATAGTTGCGTTGCGTTCGGAAATGAAAGCTGTAAATAATGGTATTTCATCAAAAGCTGTAGATAAGGCTCAAACCGCACTTAATACTGCTGAACAGAAATTGAATTCGGCAGAAATAAGTCGCAATACTGCTGTTAGGGAAGTTAATTCAAAACAGATGGTTATAAATACAGCAACAAAGAAAGCTGGAACTTTACAAACCGGATTAGAAACAGCCAGTATATCTGCAAATACGGCTGCTAAATCATTGGGGGCAAAAGCTACTGCCTTGCTTACTATTGCGACATCAAAGTTGAATGCTGTTATTGCAGCTAATGCTTGGACAATTGCATTAGCCGGAACAGTCGCTTTGGGTTATGGAGTGTACAAATTGATAACTTATCAAACAGAGGCTGAAAAGTGGCAAGGTAAATTGAATGATCGTTTCCGGGAATTCAATAGTGAGGTATCTACGGAACAGACGGAAATTGACCGTTTGTTTGGCAAACTCGATGCTGCGACAAGGGGTACAAAAGAATATGATGATGCTAAGAAGTCTATACTTGACAAGTATGGTGAATATCTTCGGGGACTTGGTGATGAAATTGAGCAATTAACTAATGTGGAAGCTGCTTATAAAGCAGTAAGTGTGGCTGCAAGACAATCGGCCATTGATCGAGCCGTGGCTGATGCGAAAGGAGTTGCTTCTGACACTTATAAAGAAAATTCAACAAAACATTTGGAACAGTTAGAGAAAGCTATCCGGAGTAAGATAAAAAATGAGCGGGATGCTTCTGCTCTTTATTCTACCATTGTGCATGATATTCAGAAAAATGGTGCTTTGTCTGATGTGGCCGATAATATTGTTAGGTCCTTTTCGAAGAATGTATATAAACGTGGAGTTGATGGTGTAGAGCGGTTGTCAAAAGTAGATAATCCTATTCGTGATGCCGTTGAAGCACTTAAAAAAGATAATGAACTTTTGAATTCGGCTTTTTCTGATATTGATCAGAAATTTGGTAAAGCGAGTGTTGATTACCTGTCTATGACCTCTGAACAAATAAAAAAGGTTATAGCTGATTATGAATCAGAAATAAAAGCTGGTCGTGAAACTGTACAGATTACAATTGATTTATCTAAAGCTCGTGAAGCATTAATAGAGGTTGAAAAGCAAGAAAATAAAAAAGCTGAAACTGTAGCAGAAAGGAAGGTTCGATGGGCGAAAGAATTGGCTGATGCCGAAGCGAAGCTAAATAAATTAAAGGCAGATAATTCTATTGCTACTCAAAAAGAGATTGAAGAACAACAAAAGGTTGTTGATAAACTAAAAAAGAATCTTGAAATAGATGACAAATCTGTCAATTCAAAGGAGAAAAAGCAGGAAGCCGCTAACCGTTTGAGAGTTGAAAGTGCAGAACGTTTACAACAGTTGAATGAGCAATTACAACAGGAAAAAGAAGCAGCGGTACAAGCAGAGTTGGATATAGCCCAGGCTAAGATTGATGCGATGAACGAAGGCCATCTAAAACAGCAGGCGCAAATTGAACTCAACTTCCGGAAAGCCAAAGTTGAGAATGACCGTCGTACAAGTGAGTACATAAAAAGCCAGCAGCAAATCGAGCGTTTGGCGTGGGAAAAGGAGCATCCGGATTACAAGAATAAAGGGCTTGTTTTTGAACCAAAGACAAAAACGAAAGTGGACCTTTCGAAAGATAAACAAGATGCTCTTGCTGCTTATGAAAATGCGGCTGCAGAAGCCAGAAAGAAAGCAGAAGAGGCTTTGTTCAAATCATTGACGGGAGAGTATCAGAGTTATACTGATCAGCGTCTTGCCATTGAGAAAAAATTCAATCAAGATTTAGCCGCTTTACAGGCTGAACGCAGTAAATATCAAAAGAACGGAGATACTGATAAAGTTGCACAGATTGACCGCTCGATAGCGCAGGCTACAAAAGATAAGGGTAAATCTCTTATGGGACTTGACTTCGAACAATTGAAGCAAACCCCGGAGTATGTGCGCGTATTTGAGAATTTGAAAAATACATCTTCGGAAACTCTTAGTTCCCTGCTTTCTCAATTGGAGAATGCAAAGCAGACTGCCGCCAAAGTCTTGAACCCGGAAGATTTACGGGAATATACGAGTACTATCCAATCTATCATGGATGAATTAGATAGCCGTAACCCGTTCAAGGCTTTGCTTGATAGGAAGAAGGAGTTGGAGGAAGTCGGTGAAGAATTGAAGAGGGCTAAAGAACAACTTGATTATGTTCAAGCCGGTGGAAAGATCGTTACAGGTATCAGGAGTACGAATTTCAATAAAGATACCGGTGCAATAGAGGTTGAAAATGAATATATGTCTGTTGCTAAAGCTATTGAAATATATCGCAAAGTACAAGACAAGGCAGCTAAAAGTAGTAATGATTTTCAGAAAGCAGAAGAAGAGGTTGCGGATGTAGTTGATCAGCTATTTTCTTCAATAAAAGATGTTGGTGATACGATAGGGGGAACGTCCGGTGAAGTTCTTTCTTTCATAGGTGATATAGGTCTATTTGTTACGAGCTCAATTAATGCGTGGGAAACTGCGGCTAATGCAGGTTCTAAAGCTGTACAGGCGGTTGAAAAAGCGTCTGTTATTTTGGGAGTCATATCAGGTGTTATTCAGTTAATGGATAAGTTGTCCTCATTGACAAAATCTGCTTATGAACAGTATGAGGTTTATGCAGAAAAGGTCAAGGAGGTTAACGCATTGAAAGATGCTGTTAATGATTATGCTATTGCTGTTCTTGAAGCAAAACAAGCAGAAGATGATTGGTTCTCCGGTGAAAATTTGAACAGTTTACGTAATTACAGAAAGCTGCATGAACAGGTATCAGAGGCTTATTATGAAAAGCTTGCAGAAGAACAGGCTGTTTATCAGAATCAAAAAGGTGGTGGTTGGCTGACTGGTGCTTTGAATGGGATAATGAATGTTTTATCTCCTCTTGGTTGGACCGGAGTGTGGCAAAAATGGACTGGACAAAACTATAAAGAAGGAACTACTGCTGCTATCAATAATTTACGTATTGAAACAAGAAAAAAGAGTAAAGGTTTTCTAGGTACAGGTATCGGGGCGAAGTCGCAAAAAACAGAAGATCTTATATCGTGGGTTAAGAATAACCTTGGCGCAGACTTGTTTGATGATAAAGGGCTAATAGATAAAGAACTTGCACAATCCATCATAGATAACTATGGTGATAAATTAGTTGGCCAGACTAAGGAAACTTTGGAAGCTCTTATCGAACTTCGTGAGAAATACGATGAGTACATGGAGCAGTTGCACGATTATGTTAGTTCCTTGTATGACCCCTTGGTTGGTAACTTCGTAGACAGTCTTTGGGATTGGCTGGATAGTGGAAAGAATGCTTTGGATTCTTTCAAAGAATATGCCTCTGATACGTTTCGTGATATTGTTACGGATATGATGAAAACGATAGTTCTTGACAAGGTTATAGGAAACTTTGACGATGATATTGCTGCTTTATATGAAAAATATGCTTCTGGTGATATCTCTGAAACAGATTTGATGAAGATGGTTGCAGAACGTACTGGTGAGTTGGTCGATAATTATGAGAAGAATATCCCGGTACTGGAAAATATTCTTTCTTCTGTTAATAGGTATTTTAAAGATGTTGGGATAGATTTGAAAAAGCAGCAGGATGACTCTACCAGATCAGCAGTAGAAAAAGGCATACAGGGTGTTTCACAGGATAGTATCTCGGAAATGAATGGACGACTTACTGCTACAACGATGTTCCTGTCTGATATTCTAAAAGCTGTACAACTCCAAACAGAATCGACAAATAATGTGTCTTTGGCCATATCAGACTTGAAAGCTATGTCTGTTCAGGTGAATGAGAATTTGCGAATAATAAAAGATAATGTAATTGTCATGATAGGTCATTTATCGAATATTGACGCGAACACTTCGAAATTGATCGATATCCAAAAGGATATGAATTCTGTGCGAAAAGCTGTGGAGAGAATGAATGATAAAGGTGTAAAAATGGTGTAGTCATGAATAGAGTTTGTTTAGTTGATGGAGTTGACATATTCAAACGTTATGGAGCAAAAGTTAAACGTAATGGATATGCTGATTTACTGACATTTCCACCGATTGTAACACCAGATAGCATAAGCTGGCCGGAAGAGGATGGTGTGGAAGTTGATTTAATGGACCCGAAACTGGACATAAAAGAAGTGTCAATTTCTTTTGTTGCGGATGATGCAAATAACTTAATAAATTTTCTGTGTCAACCAGGGTATCATGTCTGGTCTATTGGTTTGAAACGTGAGTGGCGTTTGCGTATCAGTAGTCAATCAAATAATCAATTGATAGATACGACATCTATTTTTACATTAAAATTTGTTGATGATTTTCCTGTACGAGTAGATAATTACGTTTCTGGTCCCGGATGTGGCCTTGTCATTCCGAGATGTGATTATGAAATGGATGGTATTTCATGGCGTGATTATGGTATCATCGTTAAGAAAGGAACCAGAGATGAAGTATTGAAATCTTCAGCAATAAAGAAAAATTTGTCTCAGAAAATACAAACAAAAGACGGGCAGTTTTATGATGTTGAACAAATCGTTTTTGAGGCAAAAGATGTCACATTTAATTTGTATATGTGTGCTGATAGCATTGATCGATTCTGGCAATGCTATGATGCGTTTTTCAACGATTTGATTAAACCGGAAGAACGTACCCTTTATGTTGGATATACTGATGAGGAATATCCATGCTACTACAAAAAGTCCTCTAATTTTAAAGTGTTATCATTATCTGACAAGGTAATAGTTGAATTTAATCTGACTCTTGTATTTACTTCTTTCCGGGTAAATGAAACAGAATACATTTTGGCTTCCGAAGATGATGAGCGTATAGTTGATGAGGAAGATGGTGAAACTTGTATTGATTTAGGCATAGATTATGATTAAGAAAAAGAAAATAAGTCAATTGCCCTTGGCGGAGTCTTTTATTGGCTTATATACAATTGGTGTAGATGCCGCAAACCGCAGTGTTAAAGTTAGTTTGCAATGGTTGAAAGACAGTTACGATAGTATAATAGAGGCAATAAGAGATGCAAATAATGCTGCAAAAAATGCGAAACTGGCTACTTCTGATGTGAGGAAATTGGAAGCTACAGTTTCTGAAACAGAAGAGAAGCGTGTTGAAGCTGAAAAAAATCGACAAAAAGAGGAACAAAAACGGATTGAAAATGAAAGTGGTCGAGTAGTTGAAGAAGAAAAACGAGAAGAGCGGATCAATTTGGCCATATCAAATATGGGAGAAGCAACGGATAGTACATTGAAAAATGTTGAGATAAAAGTTGATTCGTTTATTCATGAAATACAGGGTCAGGCAGGAGAGGCTTTAGAATGTGTGGATAATGCAACTACACGTTTAAATTCTTTATCTGACCATCGCGATAAGATAGTAGACGGTTATTGGTACCGCTGGAATGAAACGACCGGCGAATATGAGAACACGAATGAGCCGGCTAATTCGGTGATAAGCGTGGCCTCGTTCGATGTCGATCCTGCAACCGGTTATCTGAACATGTTTTCGGATGATGATTACAGCGGTCCCGGCTTTAAGATTGACGAAGATGGAGTATTAACAGTAACAGTATAAGAATATGACACAGAGAACAACAAGATTAGGGAAAGTATCATTGACTCCCAAAGGGGAGTATAACGAGGGGACTTCTTACGATCGTCTTGACGTGATAAGCCATGAGGGTAGTTCCTATCTGGCATTGAAAGGTTTTTCGGGCATACCTCCGACTGGAGAGGGTGAATACACGATGCTCCTATCCCGGAAAGGCGACAAGGGGGACAAAGGGGAAGGTTTCGTAGTCCGTGCCTTGTTCCCTTCTATCGAAGCCTTGCAGGAAGCAGTCCCGGAGCCGGAACAGGGTGAAGCCTATTTCGTTGGAGAAGAACAACCCTATGACGTGTATGTTTGGGACACATTGAACGGTGTCTGGATAAACATGGGTCCGTTCAGGGGTGAAAAGGGAGACAAAGGCGATACCGGCGATTCTGCCTACCAGGAGGCCGTTAAACAAGGCTTTGAGGGTAGCAAGGAAGAATGGATTGCTTCACTGAAAGGCGCAAAGGGCGATACTGGCGATTCCGCTTACCAGGAAGCCGTTAAACAAGGCTTTGAGGGTAGCGAAGAAGAATGGCTTGCCTCATTGAAAGGGGATGCCGGTGACGGTTTGCTGATCCTTGCCCATTTTGACAGCGTGGAAGAATTGGCAGCAGGCGTTACCGATCCCCGTCCGGGCGATGCCTATTCTGTCGGGACAGAACTGCCCTATGACGTGTACATCTGGGACGGCCTTAAAGCGGAATGGAAGAATAACGGGGAATTGCAGGGCGCAAAGGGTGACACCGGTGATTCAGCCTATCAGGAAGCGGTAGGGCAAGGCTTCGAGGGTAGCGAAGAGGAATGGCTGGCTTCGTTAAAAGGTGAGACCGGCGATTCCGCGTATGACGAGGCGGTCAAACAGGGTTTTGATGGGACAAAAGAGGAATGGATCGCTTCACTGAAAGGAGTAAAGGGCGATACCGGCGATTCTGCCTACCAGGAAGCCGTTAAACAAGGTTTTGAGGGTAGCAAGGAGGAATGGCTTGCCTCATTGAAAGGGGATCGTGGAGAACCTGGAAACGGCGGCTATCTTATAAACGTCACCAAGGAGATTCCTCTTGAAACAGGTTTCTATACATTGGAGACCGCTATCCGGGCAGTTGCCGGAACAGGTTTGAAATACGCAGGGCTGGTGCTGACATTCGCCGCATCGGAAGGCGAGTGGGAAGCGTACCAATATACCGGGACGACGCTTTCCGGCTTCGAGGACAAGACAAACTGGGCGCCTTTCGGTTCCGGCAGCGGAGGGACAGGCAGTGGTTTTTACAACGTGACGGAACTACACCCCAAAGAAGGTTACCATACCAAAGAAACTGCCGTAGCGGCATTGATGGACGCGGATATTGAAGACGGGAAGAAAAGCGGCATGATCATCACTTTTGAGAAATCATCCGGAAAATGGGAAGAGTACCGTTTTACCGGTTCAGCGGATCAGTTTACAAATCCCGAGTACTGGACTTTATACGGAGGGATAAGGAAAGTGAGGTTGGTCCGGGGAGCTTCCCATGAAGAAATTTTCCCGGATGGAGCCGGAGGCGTGGATATCCCTATTCCCGAAGTCGAAGAAACCGTCACGGAAGGATCGACGAACCCGGTCAGTTCCGGAGCTGTGGCCGCAGAAATAAAGGGTTTGAATTACGCGGCGGATATCGTGCTCAATACGATAGGTGAAGGTGACGATGTCGCCTATTCCCTTTCCCTGCTGGATAAGAACGGTGAGGTGATAACGACGACCGAACAGTTTACGGGTGGCGGAGGCGGATCGGTTTCGGCCACGAAAGTTGTATTGACACGCATCACAGACAATCCTACTGTAAAGACTGGTGACGAGGTCAAACTGCAGTTTACCTATGACCAGGTCGATACGGCTTCCGGTTCAACGACGGGCAATCCCGGCCAGGCCGCAATCACGATCAGCCGCGGGGCGACTTCCTACACCTTGAACCAGACCTTGGCCGCCGGCAGCACGACGACTCTCGATGTCACGAATTACCTTGGTACCGGGACGAATACGGTCCGTGTCCGTGTTACCGTCGGCGAAGGAGCGGAACAGCAGGTGTCGCAGATTGCCTGGTCCGTGACCTGCGTGGATTTGAAGTTGACCAGTTCGTTCAACATCGCATCTGTAATTGGTCGTGGGGATATGGTCGGTATCCCGTTCGGCCTTTCAGGTAGCGGCATGAAAACGTTGCGCATGTATGTTGACGGTGTGGATGTGGAGGACCGTACGATCAACACCAGCAGTGCCAACGGTACACTGTCCGTAAATACGTCCGGCCTGCCGCACGGTTCCCATTCGGTCCAGTTGGTGGCGGAACTTGAACATGGAGGGAAATCCATAAAAAGCAATTCAATCTATTTCGATATAGCGGTCCGTGAACCCGGAAATGACACCCCGATCTTTGCCAGCCGTTTCGATTTCGGCGATGGTACGGTCATAGAGTCCGGCAACCGTCCCTATGTCCCGGTTAAACAGTATGACAGTTATACGCTTGTTTACGCCGTCTATAATCCTCGTGAAACCCCGACTAAGGTGGACGTTTACGAAGGGGACAAGCTTGTCAGTTCGGCCAACGTTCCTTTCCAGCGGACAGAACTTTCTTTGCGCACGACGACTGCGGGCGGGATAAAGGGGCGTTTGGCATGCGGCACTTCTGCCTATGAGTACGAAGTCGAGGTTTCCGCCTCCGAATTGAACATTTCCGAGCCTCTTGACAACCTGCAGTTGAAGCTGTCGGCGACGGGCCGTAGCAATAGCGATACCAACCGTGAGGAATGGAGTTATAACGGGATCGAAACGCAGCTTTCCGGTTTCAAATTCGGAGGTGACGGCTGGTTGAACGGTGCGCTTCGTTTGACGGACAATGCCCGTGCGACAGTCCGGTTTTGCCCGTTGTCTGCCCCTGAACAAAATGCTACTAACGCTTTTGCCTTCATGATCCGTTTCAAAGTGTCAGATGTCATGGAAGAGGGTGTCGAGATCGTTCGTTGCATGGATGGCAAGGGAACCGGCTTCGTGATCACGACGCAGGAGGCCCGCATGGTCAGCCGTGGAAACAGTACCGTCGCTACCCAGTTCGCTGCTGGGGAGACCTATACGATCGGCTTTGTGGCCTTTCCCCCGAAGAACAGCCAAAGCTCGGAGGACGGCATATTGAATGACAGCATGCTGTACCTGTATGTCGACGGTATCATGTCCGGAAGCGTGCAACGCGGGACATCCGACAGCATCTATCAGGAAGATCCTCAATACATAGAAATCGGCAATAACGGCTGCACGCTTGACGTGTATTCGATGCGTGCCTATTCAGCCGAGTTGACCGACGCGCAGATGCTCGACTGCTTCATGCTTGACCTGCCCGGCAGTGACGAGCTTCTCGAAAAGTACAATGCCAATGACATCCTCGACGACAACGGGATGATTTCCGTCGATTCCATGCCTTCCGACCTTCCTTACCTGATCGTGACAGGCAAGCAGGCCAATGGTGTTGCCACGCTGGTCCAGGCTGCGGTGACGAACAACAAGAAGACGAAGTTCGACATAGACGAATCCCTGTACATAGACCGTTCCTCTCCCGAAAAGAACTTTCGCTGCGTGGGGGGCTGTATCAGCTTGCAAGGGACATCCTCTTTGGCTTATCCCAGGAAGAACTACCGTCTTTATTTCAAGAATTCGAACAAGGTCGCCGGGGAGTTATACCTTGGTTGCAATGAGCAGGGCGTCGGAGGGACTTTGCAGGAGAGCGCGAAATATTCCATGCGTGACAATTCCGCACCGGTGGATTGCTTCTGTTTCAAAGCTGACTTCGCCGAGTCCTCCAGCAGCCACAATACGGGTATGGCGCGCCTTGTGCAGAATGTATTGACGGCAGCCGACGAACTTACCCCCGCACAACGCTACGTGGACAAGGAGAAATACCCGTATGAGGTGCGTACGACCGTTGATGGCAAACCGTGCCTTATCTTTTACCGTGAGACGGTGAACGACACGCCCGTGTTCGCCGGGAAGTTCAACTTCAACAATGACAAGTCAACGGAGGCTGTGTTCGGATTTCTGGATATTCCCGGTTACCACGATCAGGACTGGATAACGGAAAAGTTCGAAGGCAAGAACCCGACCGAATGTTGGGAGTTCCTGAATAACGATTACCCGATGGGCATGTTCCTCGATGATGATTTTGACAGAGTGGAGGATGGTGCCCCTGCCTGGTTGAAAGTCTTTGAGGCGCGTTTCCCCGATGATGACGATATAAATGCGGAATATGAAGCCGGCACGTTGAAGCCCAAATACCTGAAGCCTCTAGTCCAATGGGTGAAGTCTACAGCGGATGACGGTGCCAAGTTCAAATCCGAACTGGCAAATTATTTCGACGTCCCTTATTTGTGCGATTACTTCATGTTTACGGAGATCATGGGATGCGTGGACCAGCGTGTCAAAAACATGATGTTCGGCTTTTGGTATAAACCTGAGGCCGAGAAGGTCCTTTGCTATCCGATCTTTTACGACTGCGATACGATCCTCGGTGTCCGTAACGACGGACGTCTGAAATATTCCTGGGATTTGGACGAAAATACGACGGACCCGGAACTGTCCACCGGTGACAAGACCGTGTATGCCTATGCCGGCCATGATTCGGTGCTCTGGAACAATCTTCGTGAACAATTCCAAGACGAGCTCAGTGCGGCCTATAAGCGTATTCGTGCCAAAATGACGAATGAATATATCTATCAGCATTTCGACAAGGAACAGTCCGACAAGTTCTGCGAACGGCTGTTCAACAAGGATGCCTTGTACAAGTATATCGAGCCAAAGACGAAAGGTGTCGAGGTGAACCAGGACGGCCAGGTGACGATCATGACCTATTCATATCTCGAGGCGATGCAGGGAAGCCGTAAGGCCCACCGTCATTGGTGGATCACAAACCGTATGTCCCTGTTCGATGCCCGTTACAATGCCGGACAATATTCGGCGACAGACCTTACATGGAAGGGAAACAGTGCGGCCGGTGCGAAAATCAAGGCGACCCCGTCGCGTGGCTTCTATTTCGCCTTTCTTCGGGAGAGTGCCGTATTGTCCCATGACAAGGTGATTGCCGGCAAGGAGTGGAGCTATACCTATAATGCCGTGGCAAACGTCGGAACTGCGTTCCATTTCTATGGCGGACAGTTTACCAAGAAACTTGATTTGTCGGAATGGGGAGGCTTTACGGACTTGAACCTTCCGACTCTTCCAATCTTAGAGGACCTGGTCATGGGCCGTGAAGGTGAAGGTTACGGTTTGACCGAACTTGCGATAGGAAGCAAGCTGCCGATGCTCCGGCGTCTCGATATTCGCAACTATAACCGCTTGCCGTCGCTCGATCTTTCGGGTTGCTCCCGTCTGGAGGAAGTGGAAGCCACAGGTTGTACTTCTTTGTCAAGTATAAGTTTTGCCGAAGGTTGTCCTTTGGGTAAACTCCATTTGCCCGACGGCTATCAGACCTTGACGCTTCGTTCATTGTCTGAATTGACACGTGAAGGCATAACGTTCGACAATATCAAAAGCATAACCGGATTGTGGGTCGAAAATTGCAAGGGATTATCCGGCTTTTCCCTGTTTACGGAAATCCTGTCAGTTCCCGGCAATGCGTTGCGTTATATCCGTATCACCGGCCTGGAGCTGAGCGGAACGGGTGACGACCTGAAAAAATGGTATGATGCCGGTTTGGGTGGAATAGACGCGCAAGGCAATACGATGAACAACCGCTGTAAGCTTTGCGGAACTTATCGCCTGACGCATTACCTTGAGGATGAGACGTACCGCAAATACGTCGAACGCTTTGATGAACTGAATATTCGCCAGCCCGAATACACGATGATCGAGTTCGATGATAGTGTATCAGACGATGCCAATATCTCCAACCTCGACAATGAAACAGGTTATAAGTTCAACAATGCGTATAAGCCTTCTGCCCATATTTCCACTATCCTGAATGCCCGTTATCATTGTCTTGGAAAACAAACGGAAGAAGGTGTAATGACGGTTTGCCGTCTTCATGATTCCGATACGAATTACTATGCTGATTCGGAAAATGTAGCTTCTGCAACATCAGCTAAGCTGGATAGCACGGAAGGTGATGTCTGGATGTATGAACCCCATTATTGGTATAAGGGAATCAATGATTACTTGAACAACAAGAAATATACCTGTTTCAGCTCCAACAAAGATAAGCCGGAACGTCCCGTTTGCAAGATTGTCACTTTGGAGGAGATCACCGGTTCCGGTGATTTGAAGCGGAATAATAAGTTGCAGGTCGGTCGTCCCGACCTGGCCGGTTCGTACATATCGGATGCGAACTACAGCGTTTGCCGTGTGTCATTGTCCGGTTATAAACGTGTACGTTTTCCAAGTGTGGTAGGTAGCTCGCTTGTCGGTTCGTTGTTTGTAGATGGAGAAGGTAACATCATATCCAATGTAATGGTTGATTCCCTCGGTAGCCGGTTCGTAGACGGCATGTATTTGATCTGTGAAATTCCGTCCGGAGCCGAAAGCCTGTATTTCTCGATTCATAACAATGTCGAGTTTGACATGGTTGTCCTTTCAAATTCGGATAGGATCGAGGATATGGAACCGGACTGGGTCGAGCATGAGGCTTGTTTGACCGGTATTTATGAAGCCGTTACTGTCGGTATCAAACTCTCTTCAGCCATAACTGGCGGGAGCAGTGTCGGCAGCATGACCAAACCTGATTTCGAATATTATGCCGAGTCCCGAAAGCTCCAGTTGATCGACTATGAAATGCACAAGGATGTCGCCAATTTGTTCTATGCCCGGTATGGTCGGCGTGACGCGCAGGGTCAATGCGCATATGGTCCTAGCAACCATATGCGTATAATCGGGCTGACCTCCAAGCTTGGGATGAAAGACACGGTCAATCCGGAGGACAAAACGGAAAATAATGCCTGGTATGAAGTGGTAGGGGATGATGGTGAGATTAAGTACCAAACCATCGGTGCCACCCTTTGTATGGGGTATGAAAACTGGTACGGGGACAAGCTCGAGTGGATGGGGAAAGTCGGTTTGCCCAACACCCCGTCCTCGGAGGCTTACAAGTGGCATATCGAAATGCCTGACGGAAGTATTCGCAAGGTAAAGAGTGGAACGACCAGCGGTTATATAACGGGTGTGGTTCATCAGAAGTATTGTGACCTGATCCCTTCTTTTTCCCAGCCTGGTAGTTCAAGCACCCATTATTGCGATGAAGCTACGGTATCCTCTGCTACCGCCCGTGTGGTGGCTCGGTCGAACAGCTTCGCGAACCCGCAAGGCGGTGTTGCTTACTCGAATTGCGGTAACGATTCATCGAACTCGAATACGAACTACGGTTCGCGTTTGGCAAACAAAGAAAAATAAAATAATCGGTGTACGAAATCCAGGACGTGTTCCCGGTTTCAAGCCGAGGGGGATGAGCCTCAGTAACAGCGGCCGTAAATAGGCCGGAAAACTGAAAAAACAATTGGACGGGTAGAGTTTGGTAGGTGTCCGCTTAGGGCATTCGAAGAAGTCGGGCCCGAGGACTTGAAGGCAGATATGCACAGGATCGGTTATGTCATAGAAGAGATCATAGAGCCTTCCAATATGGAGGCTTCTTTTAACCGCGTGCTTCGTGGAACGAAAAGGAAACGGAGCCGTGAAGGACGTTATTTGCTTGCGCATAGAGAAGAAGTGATCGCAGAACTCTCACGTAAGATAGCGGACGGGACTTTTCGCGTCACTGGTTACAGGGAGCGTGAAGTTTTCGAAGGCGGCAAGCTGCGCCGTATCCAGGTCCTCAATATGAAGAACCGCATTGCTGCCCATGCTGTCATGGCGGTTGTGGACAAACACCTGAAGAGGCGTTTTATCCGTACCACATCTGCCAGCATCAAAGGTCGGGGAGTACATGACCTGTTGTCGTATATCCGCCGTGACCTAAGGGATGATCCGGATAACACGCGGTACTGTTACAAGTTTGATATAACCAAGTTTTATGAGAGTATCAAGCCGGATTTTATCATGTACTGTGTGGGGCGGATTTTTAAGGATAAGAAGCTTATCTCCATTCTTGAGGGTTTTGTCCATATGATGCCAAAGGGTATCAGTATCGGGCTGAGGTCGTCGCAAGGGTTGGGTAACCTGCTCCTGTCTGTTTTTTTAGACCATTATTTGAAGGACAAGTACGGCGTCCGCCATTTCTACCGCTATTGCGATGACGGCGTGGTACTCGGTGACGCGAAATCAGAATTGTGGAAGATTCGTGATGTCGTTCATGAGCGGATAAACTCTATCGGGCTTTCTGTAAAGCCAAATGACAGGGTATTTCCTGTGGGCGAGGGCATTGATTTTTTGGGATATGTGATATACGAAGCGGATTATGTGCGTATTCGTAAGCGTGTCAAAAAGAACTTTGCCCGAAAACTGCACGAGGTAAAATCGAGAAGAAGACGGCGTGAACTGGTGGCCAGTTTTTATGGCATGGCCAAACACGCGGATTGTAATATGTTGTTTAAAAAATTAACAGGCAAAAACATGAGATCATTTAAAGATTTGAACGTTTCCTATAAGCCGGAGGACGGCAAAAAACGTTTTCCCGGAACAGTAGTAAGTATCCGTGAGTTGGTAAACCTGCCCATCGTGGTCAAGGACTTCGAAACGGGCATCAAGACAGAGCAGGGCGAGGACCGCTGTATCGTGAGTATAGAACAGAATGGCGAGTCCAAGAAGTTTTTCACTAATTCGGAAGAAATGAAAAACATCCTTGCACAAGTAAGGGAAATGCCGGACGGTTTTCCGTTTGAGACAACCATCAAGACGGAGACATTCGGCAAAGGTCGGACTAAATATGTATTTACATGAAAAGAGTAGAAGGAAGTGTCGGGGTAGCTTTGATAGAATGCACGTCCCCGGTGCGTAATAAATGGCGCATGCGTTGGGATGTACAGGAGAAAGGGGATGGTTCCGCCTCTTATATGGAAGAGGAATTCGATCATAAACCGTCCGAAGATGAAATCCGTAATTTGATACTATCTTGGTATAACGCCCGGATCGATGAACGGATTATTTCCGGTTTCATTTATGAGGGTGATCCGATTTGGTTGTCAAGTGAAAACCAGTTCAATTACAAGGCGGCATTCGACTTGGCAACTATGACAGGTGGAGCAACATTGCCGGTAACATTCAAGTTTGGAACAGATGATAATCCTGTGTATCGAGAATTCGAAACATTGGAAGATTTGACTGATTTTTATACTAAGGCTATGGAGTATGTACAAAATACACTGTTGAAAGGTTGGTCTTTAAAAGATTCGATTAACTTTTCCCTATATGGAACTTAGTTTTATAGTAAATAATCATAAATAATTGGGCCTTGAATGTTTTCAAGGCTTTTTTTATATCTTAAAATGAGGTTTATTAAACCTTGTTTTCTATTTTTGAACCGTGATGAGTAAAGAGCGGTTGATGTATGGTGATTTATGATAAATTCGGAAGTATAGTTCTTGATATTGACGTTGATGATGACAGCTATCGTTATCGGGCAATAATGAACGGCACACAGGTTGTGTTGTATTATTCTCTTACGGAGCATGTAGAGGTTCCGGTGGGTTCTTATATCGAGTATCAAGGAGTTAAATATACACTATGGAGACCGGAAAATTTCAAAAAACATGGAACGAGGAATTTGGAATATACCGTTGAGTTTGGTGGTGATGAAGAAGCTTTAAAAAAATACAAAGTCAAAGATGTATCAGTAACTCCAAATAAACTGATTTTCTCTTATACGGCAACTCCACGTCAATTATTGCAACTATTTGTTGATAACTTGAATTTGCGTGAAGGTGGGTGGAAGGCTGGAAAATGTATTGAGGGTGTAGAGAAGTTATATTCTTTCAGTAACGAGTACATTTTTGATGCCTTAAATCGTAATGCAGGTGATTTAAAAACAGAGTGGAATATAGCCAACAAGACGATTGATTTATGTAAGGTTGAGTATTTTAAGGATGATCCACTGCCTTTGTCATATGGAAAGGGGAACGGCTTTTTACCAGGTACAGGTAGGGCTAATACCGGAGACAAACAACCGATTGTCATATTGTATGTACAAGGGGGTGAAAGAAATATTGATGCCAGTAAATACGGAAGTACAACCTTGCTTTTGCCAAAGGACCAAGAAATAGAATACGAAGGAAGAAAATATCATACATCAAAAGATGGAACGTTTCTTTATCGTTCAGATAGAGATACAACGGCTGGTCAAGAAGATGGTTACGATGGAAGCCACGTATATCCGTCACGGGTGGGAACAATAAGTGAAGTGATTGTAGCTGATGCGGAAAAGAACTTCTACGACATAATTGATATATCTATTCCTGATGCTCTGAATTATGCACAATATAGGATAGCAGGGCAACGTGCCACAATCAAATTTGAGTCCGGCCGGTTGGCAGGGCGTGAGTTTGATCTAGAACAGACTGATGAAGAGTTAACAGGTTATGTTCATGGAGAACGTCGTTTCAAAATTGTTCCAGCAGAGTTAGACGGACAGGTAATGCCTAATGAAACTTTTCGTCCGGCTATTGGCGATAAGTATGCTATATTCGGAATTGCTCTTCCTGATGCTTATATATGCGACAATGTAAGTAAATCTGGCGCAAGTTGGGACATGTTGAGAGAAGCTGTTAGGTATCTGTATGAAAATGAAGATGAGCAGTTTTCATTCACAGGAGAGTTGAATGGTTCTTGGGCGAAAAAACGATGGTTGGAGATTGGGGGAAAGATATTGCCTGGTGGTTATGTGTTATTCAGTGATACACAATACCAACCGGAAGGGGTATCAATTAGGATAACAGGGGTTAGAGATTACATAAACAATCCTCATTCTCCAGAAATGGAGTTGTCAAATGTTCCGGTGACAGCCTCTAAATCATCGGAACTTGGCAAGATCGATTCGAACGAAGTTGTTGTTGAAGAAAAATACAAATCTGCGATAAGCTATACTCTTCGTAGGTATCGAGACGCAATTGAAGCACAGGAAATGCTTGATTCGGCTTTTGATAATTATTCGAAGGGGATTGATCCAATCTGGGTACGGACCATGTCGTTACTTGTTGGTGATGATAGTTTGCAATTTCGTTTTGTGGATAGTAAGGCAAATCCTCAGGCTGTTAACCCAAATTTTGTTTACAACGATAACTCTAAGGTATTCACTGCACCCAAGTCGATTATTCAGCATATGACGCTTGGAATCTCAAATATCACTGGCAAACATAAAGCTGATGAGTATAAATATTGGGATATTCCGGCTTATGTGAGTCCACCGTTGGAAAATTTTGGGAAGATGTATTTCTACGCAAAATGTAGTAAGAATAATCAAAATGGAACATTTCTGTTATCCGAAGAACCGCATGAAATGAATGAGGGTGATCAATATTATTTCTTAGTCGGTTTGTTGGGGAGCCAGTATGACGGGGTAAGATCATTTGTGACCGTTTATGGCTTTACGGAAGTATTACCTGGTCGTATAACTGTAGATCGTATTATTTCTCCTGATGGCAGTAGTTTTTGGGATATGCTTTCCGGTGCTTTTCGTATCGGCAATGATATGGCTAATTTAGGGTTTAACCTTGATGGTCAAGGGCGGCTTGTCTTGAAAGGAACAATGGTGCAAAGCCCAAGTGGGGAAACCTCTGTTATTGGTGTTTACAGAGGCGATTACAATTCTTCAACAACGTATTATGAAGGTGACGAGGTTTCTTATAATGGTTCTACTTATCGTTTCAAAAAAGATCAGGGTCGAGGAATTATACCTACCAATACTACTTATTGGGGAATAGTTGCAAAAGCGGGAACTAACGGAGAAGATGGTAGGGATGGACAAGATGGAGACAAAGGAGATAAAGGCGATAAGGGGGATGATGGCATTGATGGACCAGTGGTTACATTCAGAGGGGAATATTCTTCTTCCAAAAGTTATTATGGTGATCGTTATCGTGTGGATTGTGTAAAACATGACTCTACTTATTACCTTGCCAGAACCGATAATGGGGGAACGTTTTCCGGTAAGACTCCAACGAATGCAAGTTGGTGGCGACCGGTTGGTGGTTCTTTTGAAAGTATTGCAACAGGTTTTCTTTTGGCTGAGACGGCAACGATAAATGGGGTAAGTTTTAATGATGGACAGATTATAGGGTCAACAAATACTAGTTTTAAAATAGATACAAAATATGGCTTTAGTAATTTTTATGATCCGAGAAACGATTGTTTTATAGGCATCCGTCCTGGGGGTAAAAACATAAGTATAGGATTGAAGCAGATAGCAATGGTAGATATTGAAGTTTCTGGAATGGATTATAATAATCAAGAGGGAAGAATAATCTTAAGAAAAAGATCTGGTGGAAAAGACATTGGGTCAATTTCCATTAATATGGATGGAATATATAAAAATGGAACTAGGATTATTGATTTTTAAATATGTAGCAAATGAAAGTCATTTATAACAAATTTATTCCGTTCAAAGGTTTTTTAGCAATCAACATTTTGGGAGTTGTATTTGCTAGAAAAGAATATAAGCCCTTAAAGTGGCAGACGCTTAATCATGAGGCAATCCATACTGCTCAGATGCGTGAAATGTTGTATATCTTTTTTTATAGCTGGTATATATTAGAATGGTGTGTGAAACTCTGTAAATATGGCAAGAACTCTTATCGGAATCTTAGTTTTGAAAGAGAAGCTTACACGCATCAATATGATGAAAGCTATTTACAATGTCGGCATCATTATGCTTGGTGGAAGAAACTTTAAATAATATAGAGTATTAACAATTAAATGTTTAGGTTATGAAAAAGATTTTGATGATTTTGTGTATGATGATTGTGTCTGTGGGTGTGTATGCTCAAAGCGTAGAACCGGTAAATTCTGACACTGCTTTTGTTGTAGACCTTGGTACTTTTACTGGGATTGTTGCCGTCGTTTCCTTTTTGGTGACTCAAATATCAAAGGTTATTTCCTTTGTAAATGAGAATAAATGGGTGAAAATCGCAATATCAGTTTTTGTCGGTGCCGGTATTTGTGCGGCTTGTTGGGCTACAGGATTAGCACCATTCTTATCAGGATTAACTTGGTGGCAAGTGATTATTTATGGAGTAGGTGCTGGGCTTTCCGGGTGTGGTTTTTATGAGATAGTGAAGCCGATATTGGATGCTTTGTTTGGTAAGAAAGAAGTGATTCGATTGGATAATTAATAGGTTTAGGTTGTCAAGGCGGTGTGACAGGCCGCCTTTTGTATTTACTTGAAGATGTTTGAAAAATCTACAAGAAATAAACGTATATGGAGCAGATAGAAGGAGCAGTAACTGTTGCTAAGGGTATTAGTGACTGGGGTATGATGGCAATGACGGCAGCTTTCTTTTTAGTGTTGTCTGCAGGTTTAATGGTAGCTTGTTTTAAGTGGTTTAAGTCTATCATAAACGATATCATAAAAGGGCAAAAGGATACGATGTCGGAGTTATTAGAAGAGACAAGAACCCAAAATTCGACGTTAGCAACATTGACAGAAGGATTAAAGCCAGAGGTGCAGTTACGAATAAAAAATACATCAAATGTATATTTTGATCTGGCAAAAGAACAAGTTTGTCGAATGATTAAAAAGATTCGAGAAGAGAATCATATTGCTGATCGTGAGGCAACAGGTAAGAAAATACGGAGCTTGCTTCGTAATCTTCATGAGGATAGAAATAGTCGTTTTGATTGCTACACTTATAAAGGCAATAAGTTATCTTCTTATACTAATCCGGATTGGATTGAAAAGGTTGCTCTGGTTGTGGAAAGTGAAATCTACAATGAAAGTGGCCCTAATAATGGTAGGGCATATACGAATGTTTCTACGGTTTATGATGATATTAAGTTAGATTTTTATCACCGTTTAAATGATGTGTAAAATGAAACCAGATACAATAATTATCCATTGTTCTGCAACACGTATAACATCCGATTATACGGTTGAGCAATTGGATGCCGGTCATAAAGCCAGAGGGTTTAAGCGTCCTGTTCAGACGGAACCACTAAAACATATTGGATACCAGTATTACATTCGGAAAGATGGTACTGTTTATCCTGGCCGCCATGAAGATGAAGTCGGGGCGCACTGTAAAGGATGGAATAGTAGAAGTATTGGCATTTGTTACGAAGGAGGTTTGGATGCTTCTGGTAAGGCGGCAGACACCCGGACACCTGAGCAAAAAGATGCTATCAATAGCTTGGTGAATGATATTTGCCGTCGATGGAAGATTGTGCAGGTGATCGGGCACCGGGACACTTCGCCTGATACTAACAATAACGGAGTGATCGACCCTTTTGAGCGTATCAAGGAGTGCCCTTGTTATGATGTTATTCCTGAATACCCCTCTTTTATCCCTAATATAGTCGTACAGCCATGAAGATAATATTTCATTTTATAGTATGTTTCCTGATCCTGTTTACCGGTTGCCGGAGCAGGGTTCAGTATGTTCCGATTGAGAGTAAGGTAGAAACTAGTGATTCTGTTGTAATCCGTGATTCAACAATTATCAGGGAGAAAATAGAAATTCGTGATTCGACTGTAACCCGTGATTCAACTGTGATTGTTCTTGACGACAAAGGAAATGTGATCCGGACCGAACTTTACCGGGAAAAAGAACGGTTTCGAGAATTGAATAGTGATCATATATTACTGCAGGCCAAGTATGATTCATTATTGAATGCTAAACAAAAGGTGGTACAGGTTCCTTATCCGGTAGAAAGAGAGTTAACCAATTGGGAAGAGGCTAAGATGAACGTAGGCGGTTGGGCAATCAGTGTCCTCTCTGGATTATTATTGTTGGGGATTGGTTATGTGATTATTTGGTTGATAAAGAAACGCAGATGAACTATGCTTTATCACAGAGACATTAAAATAGACCGCTTCGCCCGTGAGGGTGGAGCGGTTTTATTGATTCAAACTTTGAAAGAAGAGCTTTTTGACTCTTTTTACGAAATGGTCAATAGTTATTTATGTTGTAATATTTAATATGAAGAAAGTTGGATGGCATAATTAAGCCTCGGGATTAGAGTAGTCTGTATAAGGATCTGTATATTTTATTCTTGATGTGTAGATAAAATTTATATATATAAAAAGAATTGTTAGATTTGAAAAATGTAGTATCTTGCGGCAAATTTCTGGAAGATATGAAGAAACTCTATACAACACCTGAATATAAACGTTGGAATAAAAGAAGAAGCGAAAGACAAGTTCGGTTGTTGAGAAAGAGAAAGAGAAAGAACTCAGAGTATTCAGATACGTATTCAAATAGGCTAGGACGTCATTTGGATATGATTGATGCTCCAAGTGATTTTCGATTGTTAGAAAATACAGATGAGTGTTTGTCTTTCTTTAGAGAGATAAGAGATTGTAGAAATTTTAGTGCTCTTTCGAATGGTGTAAGACATGTTAAGATTTCTTTATTGAGTGTTCAGCAGATTGATTATGCCGCAATAAGTGTTCTCTCTGCAATTGGTGATGGACTTAAGTTAAGTAGAGTTAACATGCAAGGCAATTTCCCAAAGGATAAGATATGTCGAGACATGATTATAGAATCAGGCTTCTTAAGTCAAATGTATGACGATAAAAATAGGAGATATAGTGTTAAATCAAAATCATCTCTTATCTTTTTTGAGAAAGGAATGGACAGGCTTTCTCGAAAAGATAATGAGAATTTATCCAAATTGATTAACCAGGTTGTCAGGCATTTAACAGGCATTGATGGTAATTTTGCTTCTTTAAAAACAATATTACTGGAAATTTGCGGAAATTCAATAGAACATGCTTATTCGGAAAACAGACATTGGTTATTAGGTATTAAATATGAGAACGAAAAGGTCATTTTTACGGTTACAGATATAGGTAAAGGAATTTTAGATACCTTGTATAGAAAGTTTAGAATTAAGCTTTATGATACATTTATGTTTAATAGTCGATTAGATATATTGAAAGGTGCATTTGATAAGAAGTACGGTTCAAGTACAAAAGAAGTAAATAGGAATAAAGGACTTCCTGCTGTTAAAAGCATGATGGATGATGGAGCTATTTTAGACTTAGTTGTACTAACAAATGATGTGATTTGGTTTTGTAATAATGAACAACGGTCACGTAATTTTGATAAAGGCAAAGCTCGATTTAGAGGTACATTGTATCAGTGGACTATTACAAAGGATTGTATAACATATAATAAATGAAACAATGATAACTATTTCAATAGTAAATGATTTTGATGAATATCCTGGCCTCAGAAATTGCAGTATTAGTGAAGCTTCAGGAGAGGAGTTTTATCATAAGATTTTGAATAAAAAGTTTGTTGAAGCTTATAATACTAATGATAAGCTTGAAGTTATATTAGATGGTACAGGAGGATTTGCTTCATCTTTTTTGGATGAAGCGTTTGGTAATCTTGTTTATGATTTTACATTACCAGTAGTAAAACAACGGTTAATAATTATATCTAATGAGGAACCTCATTGGAAAGATATGATAGAAAGTCAAACAATGCCTCAGTGGGAAGAAAGACGTAAAAGGAATGAAAATGTAAAGACTACAGCTAAGCATGACGTTTGGGGTAGATTGTTGAATGGTAAAATCGAATTAAAAAGATGGAGTACGCCTGTGTGATAACGACAGCTGACTGGATAAATATAGCTTCTGTCATAGTTAACATTTGTATAGCAATCTGGATAACTCATATACTTCAAAATAAGTTTACCAATAATAGAACCCTTAAAGATCATTTTATTAATGAAATAAAAGATGTTCGAGCTGAGTATAAAGGATTTCTTAATCGCTTGTATTCAAATTCTACTAATCCTAAGGAACTTTTACCTTGGTTTAAGTTGATGAATATTCGAGTTAAGGATTTGGTAATGTTGATGAACAATCGGTATGAAGTTGCCGAAGATTTTCTAAATCCTTATCAAAATGACCTTAGAGAGCTTATAACAGAAAGTGATGATTTTAATAGATGTTATAGAAATCGTCAATTGATTTTAACTGAAAATTTAAAACGGGACCTGATGCGCTTTCAACAAGAACATCAACGTCTTTTTAATGAATTGATAATAAAAATCAATGATTCAAATAGATAAATTAGCCTAAGGGTGACTCTATAAAAATCGGCTCTATCTTTCTCTCTTAAGCATGAAGGGTATGAGTAATCTGTAAAAAATGTAAATTATCTTATAGTTAAGGTTAGCGCTCGGAATAGTTATATTTCGGGCGTTTTTTCTTATAGTTGTAAGTGTTAAATATATTATTAGATAATGGAAGAATTTTATGAAGAACTAAGAAAGTTAATGCCTTTAAAGAATTGGAGTGATTTGATTTCAGAAGAAAGAGAAAAGCAAGATTTTAGAGAAGGTTTGTCATGTACTTTGGATGCTTATGTTTCTTTATTGAAAAAGTATAAGGCTATTTTGGGACCAGATATAGATGATATTATAATAAAGGTCGAAGAATGTAATAACTATCTAAAGGAGTCTGTGAATTATTATTATGAAGGGATGTATAGCTTAGCATATGAGTCTATAGCAAAAATTTTATCGGACTCTCTTTATAAGGCCTCATATCTCCCGATTCAACCAGGATATGTTTTATATAAAGCAAGGACTATTGAAAAATATCAAAAACTTACTTTTGAAGAAATGTTTCATATACCTTTAAATCAAAGGGGAATAGTGAAGACTCAACGTTATAGTGCTCCTGGATATCCTTGTTTATATTTAGGAAAAAGTATTAACGTTTGCTGGGAAGAGCTTGGACGTCCTCGTTTTGATGATCTAATGATTTCTCGTTTTGTGGTTAAAAATGAATTTCAGGTATTAGATTTGAGGGTTCCACAAAAAGATGAGTTGGAAAGTGATAGGTTGGCGGAGGTATTGAAAAAAATACCGCTTATTATGAGTGTATCAATAGTTGTAATAGATACAGATGCCTCTTTTAAGCCAGAGTATATTATTCCACAACTTATAATAGAATATATTATTACGAATAATCGGAATGAATATAAAGAAGGTAAGCGTGATCTTTTTAGTTTTATATTGGGAGTATACTATATGTCTACTCATGTAAATGGAGAATTAGAATTCCCAGAAGATATTTTTTATAATTTAGCATTACCGGTTGTGGTTGTCAGTGGTAAAGAAACCTATTGTCGGCTATTATCTTCTTGCTTTGATTGGACGGATCCTACTTCTTATTATTATGAAGATATAAAAGAAAAATTTGATAGTGTTTTCAGAGATGAGGATATTGATTCAAAATTGTCACAGAAAGAAGTTCATTACAAATATTCAAAAATGGGAGAATTAGAAAGTCGTATGTCTAAATTATCATTAAAGGGGCATAAGTCTATCATTATGAATACGGATGTGGTTCATTTGGACTCTGATGGTAAAATGCTAAGTAATTTTGAAATACGCGCTGACCATGATGTAAAATGGACGATTAAGGAAGTAAAATAACTTATATATGGGGGGCAGAAGAAGCCCCCCAGCCGTTAGTAAAATCTCTAACCTTCCTACTAACGCAAACACGTGACGAACCCGTATGGGCAGGCTGAAAAACCTCTTCCATGCTACGATTGTTCTTGTATCGTAGCATGGAAGAGGTCTTAAATATCACAACAATAACCTCCCATTCTTCTTATCCATTACCGCATTGAAAACACTTTTATAGGTTTCATATAAATCTTTCCTATTTTCTGGTCCTGGCCAATCAGCGAAAGACTCTCCTGCAAAGAATTTCCAAGCAAAGATCCGTTTGGCTTTTTCGGATAAGCTTAATTGATCGATTATGTTCCGGATATCCTGCATACGTTCCCGGATATATTCGGTATGATCCGGGCTGTCATCGGGTTCGTCGATGATATTCAGCCGTCGCCAATCTACATTCTCATCTACCGGAATAGGCTTGTATTTATGCCGGTATGGAGACGTGTCCGAGGTAACGTTTAACTTTATCATTTGCAGGATATAGAAGTCAAGTTCAGTGTATTTACCCTGTTTGGCTTCCATTAATCGGGTGAGATACTCCGGGGGCTTTTGAAGCAGCATACACATTACCTCGTTCAATACGTCAATAGCTTCGTCTGTCATTCCGGCAAGTGAGCTGTGATACTTAGCGTAATCCAGCCACCTGTCGTAACGTTTTTCAATATATTTATTCAATGCCTCACTTGCCATAGTCGTCTTTATTTGATATATTTGTTTCTGATTGTAAGAGGGTGGCGCTGTGAGGCGCTGCCTTTCTTTTATCTAAGATATTGGAAATAGTTGTTCCATTCTTTTTTAGCCAATTTAGGGGCGAATGAGAATAGGTATCCTAATGCTTTTAGGACAATCCCGGCGATAAGAAACAATCCTCCTATACATATTGAAATAAGAAAGGGAACAGTGAGTAACATTGCTATGATTTTTATATTTACTTTCATGTTTATTCCTCCTCTTCGTTCGTATCAAAAAGATTTGCCATCATATCAACAATATTCGTCTGGATATTATCTTCAGCCCCTAATACGGCATTACTGATATGCTTCTTTTCTTCGATGATCCTGTAGAGCTTCTGGTCAATCGTCCGACGGCCGAGCAGGTAGTAGCAATTCACTGAGTCTTTCTGCCCGATGCGATGGGCACGGCTTTCTGCCTGATCACAATCTGCATACGTCCAAGGTAGCTCAATAAAAGCGACATCACTGGCTGCTGTGAGCGTAATACCGGCACTGGCCGCTTTAATGGAACAGATGATAACGTCCGTCTTCGGGTTCTTTTGAAAGGCATCGACAGAAGCCTGCTTCTCCTGCATATTCTGTCGTCCGGTGACGCAGACGGCGGAAGGAAAAGCTATCATCAGGCGGTCTACAATTTCATGCAGGTTACAGAACAGGATGATCTTTTTCCCATTCTCCCGAAAGTCCTTCACGAAGTCGATAACCTCTTTCAATTTACCGCGTGCAGTAATATCTTTCAGAATACCGATACGAACCATCACTTCCCCTTTCAGTGACTTTTGAATCTTTTCGTCGTCCGCTTCCTTGTATCGTTTCAGGTAATCGATCAAGTCGCGTTCCGCATCCATATATTCCTTGCGGTTCGTTATCTCACAGGAAACAATCTGACGCACTTTATCCGGCAACTGGGTGAGTACTTTCGACTTTTCCCGACGAAAGAAGCAGTGTTGCCATAGCTTATAATTTAGCTCCTTTAGATTGCTCGCTTGGTTAGGACCGGAACAGTACCGAAGCATGAAACCTTTCCATCCACCCATATCGATCATGCGATCCATAATACCCAATTGTGCAACCAGATCCTTTGGTTTGTTGACAACAGGTGTCCCAGTCAGCAAGATGATATATTCTTTCCCGGATGCAATGCCTTTGCAAAACTTGGTCTGCTGGGTGGCCGTTGATTTGACTTTATGCGATTCGTCGATTATCACGGACTTGAACAGTTTGATCGTGTTGTGAAATTCGACATCTTTCAATGTCCATTTCTCTGCTTTCATGATCCGCCGGACAAAGTATTTTCGTAGGCTTTCGTAGTTTACGATAAAAACCTGGTTCATGCCTGTCTGCCAGAAGAAAGGCCAGCTATCGCGGACGGAATCGGTTAATACCATCGCTTTCTTGTCTGTAAACTTATGCCATTCCCTTTGCCAATTGATCTTGACAACATTCGGGCAGATTACCAGGCAGGGGAAGGCGTCGGCCTTGTTGATAGTGGCGATGCTTTCAAGTGTATTGTGCGTTACAATATAATTGTTTGTCAGATACAAATGATCCGGAGCGGTTACGCTTATACATACGGAATCTTCCTCTCTAATATATTCGATAGACGAGATATACCGTGAACAATAGTTCGTCTTTTTGATGTTCCATTCGGCAGCTTTCCGTTCGAGGTAGAACGGGCAAACCTTGATCCTCACGTTTACTTGAAACTCCACGCCTTTACCTTCATTTCGCCTGTCGTACCTGCGTATGATCGCCTGTCCTCCAAGGGAACGTACCAAAAGGGCAATGTCACGTGCCATGCCATAGGAAAGGGTACTGTAGGTGATCCTGTTTTTCTTTCCCGATCCATCTGTATCCATCAAACCGCGTAAGAGGTCGATGCGCTGTTCCACCGATCCGTGCATGTATTCGTATGGTATGAATTTCTCTACACTCGGTTTGTCTGCTTTGAGCCGTTTGATCTCTTGGTAAAAACGATTTTCGTGGACTGTCGGATTCTTTGTAATGTTGTATCGCGGACACGTGGCGTAATCGTCCCGTATCAATAGCATGTCGCCGGGTAAAAGTTTTCTTACCCTTTCGGCAATAGCCACATCCATATCCGGTGTAGAGAAAGACAGTTTTCCGTTACCACCGCAAAGATGGCCGTCTTCCAAAAGTACCCCCATGATGTAAGGATGGATGATGTATAATCTTTCCTTGTACTTCACAGGTTCACACATTGGGATTTCCCATTTCCGTCTTGTATGGTTATGGCCAAAACCTTTCAGGTTGTAGGTTACGCCGGAATCCATGATCTCCTGTGTTGTCTTGGTGATCCATCCTTTCCCCTTTCTTCTACGGTTGACATCTCGGACACACCACAGATGTTCTGGCCCGCATTCACAGGATACGCCATCAGAGAACGTAACTTTGAACACGCGGCGTTCTTTTTGTGGAAACACGCCGCTTACGGCATATACATTTCCGTCCCTGCCGAATATCTCGTCTCCAATTTGTAACTCTCCGATCCGTCTGAAGCTGTTTGGAGTAGCCACGTAACTACTGACCGGTTGTTGTTTACCAAGTCCCATATCGTCTCCATTGATAAACCGTTTCAGTTGCAAGCCTCGTGCAATTCCTTGCAGTTGATAGGGGTAAGGCTGTACTTTCAGTCCATGTTCTCCGTCTAGTTCCGGCATTTCCGGTATTTGAAAAGCAACATCCTCCTCTGTCTGTGATTGTGCAATCGTTCCCCATTGTACCGGTTCGAAATGGCGGACGTAATAAGTCAATTGATCCAATTCTGCTTTGCATTTGTTGGTTGCCGGAATCAGCCATGCGCCCGTTTGTTTGTCCCACCAGCGGATGGAAACAGAGCTTTTCAGCTTGTCTACAACCTGCTGGCGGTATCTGTCAAACTTCACCGCATAACATTGACCTTTTTCTGTATTTTGCAGTGTAATTGTCATAGTGGTAGGTGTTATGCAAATTCGTCAAACGCTTTTATCTCTTCGGCGACTTCCTCCATTTCTGCTTTTTTCTTGCGGCCGCGTTTCTTCGGCTTCGGCTCTGCTTCTCCGGTAATATCGGATTCTTCAGGAACATCGAAATCGAACGATTCTTGTTTGATTCCATATTTTCCGCCGAACAAGTAAGCGTCCACTTCGTAGTCAAGTCGGCTGACCGCTTGTCTTAAAGCATCCCCATACGGATATCCCTCGCCGGATTCGTCTTCGAATTTTGTAAACGGGACGGAAAGGTTAAGGACTTGTCCGCTTTTCAATAGCTTTTGTGCCTGGATAGAAACACCGGCCGATTCGTCTGATCCACCTTTGCTATACCCAGTGACAACGATATTTTTCAGTTTCTCATTCAGATCATCATCCGAAGGATTTTCGATATTTACAACTCCGGCTTCTTGCATTTCGCAAATCTTGACGGCATGAGTCTTTAACAAACTCATGGCATATAACAGGTCCGGATGAACGAATTGCTGGGATGATTTGGTTACTTCGTTCTTGTAGTTTGCTTCTACAAATCGCTCTGTGTAGTCAGCTGTTACCTGATTGTTTTTAAGTTTGACTTTCTGAATTTCATACACAGGTTGTTCTTTTACTAATTCATCTTCCATACTTTTTAAAATTTAGGATTGTTATAACTTTGGGGCGCTAAGGCCATTTCTGCTTTTGCTTTACTGATTACAGTGCGACACCATTCCAGTTGATGAGTCGCGGTCCGGTTCAAACGCTCACACCAATCGACAAGATATTGTTCATCTTTGCACAGACTGTCAATGATAGCATTTACTGCCTTGGAGGTAGCCCCGGCACGTGAGGCTGTTTCCCGTAACGTATCGAAGACTTCCGATTTCTTTTTCCCGTTCAGATGGTATTTGGCATCTGCTAACAGTTTCCCGGTCCGGGCGATATAGACGGCAAGGTCGTTTCCACGTAGGACAGCTTCTTGGACTTCTTCACTCATGGTAATATTCAGATAGGAATCAATAGCTGCCAACTCGTTGGATATTTTATCTATGGGTGTGATATTTAAATTCATGTCTGTTTGTCTTTAAAATATATCTTCCGAAAAAAAGGATATCCTATTTATTTTCAACCGAACAGCATCCACCACCGGAAGGCAAGTTCTTCGTATTTTTCTTTACCTTTCTGGTAAATCGTATCGCCTCGTTTAATGAATGCTTTGAACACTTTTTGATTTTTCTTGGAGATACCATAGATGAAATCCTGCCGACTGCCTGCGATATCCATATACCAGGCGCGGGAACGGTCCCAATCGAAAAAATCAATAGCTTCATCGAATTGTTTTTGTGTGCTGGCAAAAGTGCTTTTCAGGTCTCCCCCAAATCCGTAGGTCGGAAGCCACCAGTCCCATTTGCACCGGGTATCGAGCGTGTATTTGAAGTTGCCATATTGGAAACATTGGTTCTTATTGACCATGAATCGTTGAGTTTCCGCCTTAGCAAGCACTTGGGCCAGGAAAGGATCGTGTCGGGCTTCCATGCGGAGGGACTTCTTCATGGCTTCTGCCAGTTCCCAATCCTCGCCGGAATACAATATATCGTCCACCATGCGTTTGTCATACCTGACCCTTTCCGGTTCGGTAATCATCGCATCGATTAGGCTGCCGAATTTGAAGGCTTTCTCCTTATCCCCGTATTGGGTACGGGGATAGAGGAGGTTCTTTAGTTCCGTAAGGTCCGAGTTACTAACCTCCGACCGTTGGTAATACGTATCTTGCATCTTCTTCCTTGAGTTTTAGATATTCAATGACTGCAAAGTCAAATTCGAAATTGTAGGTGTTATCCATCAGCCACCGGAACCATTTGCGGCCCTCTTCCGTATCGAGAATCTTTTTCAGAATACTTGGCTCGCGTCTGTATTTTCCGAAGTTTATCCATGAGGACAGATAGAGTTTCTTTTTCATATCATTTGGCTGTTACATCATCGATATACTTTACATATGCGGATTGGATTTGCTCTCCGTCCTTATTCACAACTTTCTCGCAGTAGGTAATCATCTTCTTATGTACCTTCTCTAGATCCTCCATGCTCATATTGATTCCTTCGCGCATGAACCACATCTGATATACCTGCATGAATCCTTGTGGATTGGTTATCTGGATCTTCTTCTTGACCTTGGCTTTCGTTGGAGTAGGGGACATGCTGGCTGCTGAGAAATCAAATGCTGCCTGTACTTCGGCAGCAGACTTTTCAGCAGCCGCTTTGGCCTTAGCCTCTTCTTCCCGGCGTTTGCGTTCTTCTTCCTGCTTTTTTCTTTCTTCCGCTTCCTGTTGTTTTCGCTCTTCTTCCATACGGGCAGCTTCAACCGCATTGGTACGGCGTAGCTCTTCCTGTTCTTCCAGTTGTTTGCGGAGGCTGGGGAGTTTGTCGATCAAATCCTGCTTTGTACCCTCTATTTCAAAACGGTAACGTTCTGTAAAATCTTTCTTCTTTTGTATAGCGACTTCATTTTTTATTGCCTTACGGGTTTCTGCGTCCATATAGAAGGTTTGTTTGTTGTCAGAAACGTTTTCAACAAAAGCACTCCAGGAGAAATTTATACTTGTTTCGGATATTCGTCGGCATACATCGTTGTAGGTAGCGAGAGTAGCGCGGTTGAACATGCTGTTTAGTGCATTGATATGCTTTTCAACGTATGCGGCATACGCTGTATCCAACATGACAGAGATATCCGATCGATATTGAGCCTTTTCGTTCTCCAACATCTGTTTACGGCGGGCTTCCTCTTCCCGTCGTTTTTGTTCGGCAATCTTCTTGGCCGCGTATTTGTTACGGGCCTGTTGGAGCTTATAAGGAATAGTGGTGACCGATTTGACGTCGATAGCCGATTCCAAAGAGGTAAAAGACTTGCTGACCGTAGCCAGAAGTTGCGTCAATGGTTTACGACGCTTGTTCATGTTTTCTATTGTTATTTTCGTCTTTGCCAAATACTCTGAGACCTTCGCATCCAGTTCATCCGAGCTAATACCTCCTTCCGCTTCAATGGTGTCCAGAAGTGTTTGTCCGGCTTGGTTACATGTCGATACGGAAGTTTGGTTGCGTTGCAAGGTGGCAGGAGCCGATTGCATGATCTGATTGAATTCTTCCACTTTAATAAGAGAATTGTTAGCTTGTGTATCCATTGTGATAAATTTTTAAGTGATTGATCGAGTTTATTAAAATCCGGCGTCTTCATCTTCCTGTGATATTGGGGTTGTTATACCTGATGCGGGTACCGGTTCCGCTTGTGGTTGCTCTCCGAATTCCTGTAAAGGGTTTTCCGATTGAGGTTGGAGGACTTGTGGCTGCTGTCCGGGTTGATTGGGCTGAATAACGGTTGTTTGTTCTAATCCGTAGTCAATATCCTGCGGTTCTTCTTGAGTTTCGAATACAGTAAACTTTCCGGTCCGGACTTTGGGATATCCGTCGAATGCGTGTTTAATCAGTTTGCTTTCCAAGAACCCAGGATCGATACCGCCTTCGTTTGAAGTATAGAGGGCATTCGCCTTACCTTCTTTTTGACGGGTTTGCGGATTCCAACGTTGGTTGTTTTTGTAGCTGTACGCCTCTAAGCGTTTGATATCACCCTCCATCATCCAATGCCAGTCTACAGTCCCATCGGCGCGGACAATACGGATAAAACCACCGATCACCTTATTTGATTTGCGGGGACAGGCCGCCTGGTAGGTCACGGTCTTTACTCCGTCAACCAATCCCGGTGAGAATGTGTCACCTTCATAGCAAACAACCGGATTATCTACATACCGGACCTGTCCGGCACGCTGGCGCATAACCAATTCCCCATAACCGGTGATGGAAAGGTAAGCACGCAGTTCATAGATGTCGTTGCCATTGTTATCCTTATAGCCGGTCTTCGTGCTGCGGGGGAGAATATAGCAGTGGGGGCGTCCTGCGGGATCAAGAGACAGGCCGTTTACGGCAATATCTAAGAAACAGCCGTACAGGGACAGTGGAGAACATCTTTGCAGTTCCGGCTTGTCTTGTAAGATTTTCCGGAAGTTGAATTTTTCCTTTTCATAAATCTGAGTTCCTTGGCCGGTTCCCCAGATCGCATTGTACATGAGTATAAACTTCTGTTCAACCCGGCTATCATCCGCTA